TTCTTCAACGCAAACTTCTTGCTGACCATCACCGAACTTCTGACCAAGCAGGCACTTGATCTGCTCTCACTAATCGAGCAAACCACCAAGGATCGCATCCTGAACATCCTCGTGCAAAGCACCGCCGAGAGATGGGGCTTTGCAGAGATAGCCCGGCGCATCACTCCGGAAGTGGCATCTCCGGCAAGAGCACTCACCATCACCCGAACGGAGAGCAATCGAGCGGCCAACCTTGCCGCCATCGAAGCAGCCAGGCTGCAAGATTACGAGGTGACGAAGGAATGGATCAGCGTGATGGACTTCCGGACAAGAAGGTTCAGCGAGAAAGACCAATACGACCATGCCCAGCTCGATGGCAGGGTGGTGGAACTCGATCAGCCATTCACCCAACTTGGCAGGACGAACGGCATCACGGCATCGGCTGACTACCCACTCGACCCGGCAGCTCCTGCCGCTTTTACGATAAATTGCAGGTGCGTTCTGGGCTTTGAAAATAAGCGGGACGCACAAGGCAGACTAATACCAAAAAGACGATAGCAATGCCAGTCGAACAATGTAGCAACGGAAAATATCGCATCGGTGACGGAGAATGTGTGTACGACACCGAACGTGCGGCCAACCGTGCATATCAAGCATATCTTGCCATCGAAGGCGACGAAGAAGAGGAGCATGAAGAAATGAGTAAATTGCACTCAGAAAAACAAGACATGATTTACGGATACAAACGCATGACGCAGGATGTGAAGGATGTCGATGTCAAGAAGGGCATCGTCACCGGTTACTTCTCTGCCTTCAACATAAAAGACTCGCATGGTGACATCATCGTACCCGGTGCCTTCCAAAAGTCACTCAATGAGTGGTTCCCGAAGGGACGCATCAAGCACCTTCTGAACCATGACCCACGGCAACCGCTGGGTAAGATCATGGAGCTGAAAGAAGACTCTTATGGCCTTTACTACGAATCACAGATCGGCACTCACACGCTGGGCCGCGACTTCATCAAGATGGTCGAGAGTGACCTGGTGAAAGAGCACTCCATCGGGTTCAACGTAAAGGGCAGCCGGAAGGGCAACGATGCCACTGAATTGTATGACGTAGTTTTGTATGAAGGAAGTTCTTTGACGAGCTGGGGCGCGAATGAGTACACGCCAATGCTCGGACTGAAATCAATGGATGCAAGGATTGAAAGGGTCAAGAAGCTCGAAAAGTTCATCAAGCACACAGATGCGACAGATGAAACCATCGAACTCTTGATGCTTGAGATCAAGCAGCTCAACCAACTCATCGAAGATTTGAGTAGCAAGTCGGCAGTCGCAGAGACACCGGCCGAGCCAAAAGTCGAGGTCGATGTGGCGCAAAAAGCTGCAAATGCACTCGATATTTTGCTATTAAAACATTTCTAAACAATTTTTACAATTTACCCAAAATGGAAGTAAAAGACATCGTTAGCGCGCTCGATCCGAAGCTCGCTGAAATCAAATCCCAGGTCAGCGCAGAAGTCGCTGCACTGGATGCCAAGCACTCCGCCACCGTGGCGCAACTGAACGAAGATGCCCAGAAGAAGGGCGAGACTCTCGGCGAACTGCGCGAGAAGATAAACGGCCTGATCGCTGCCAATGGCAAGATCAAATCTGAAATGGAAGCCGATGCTTTTGGCGGTGACCGTCAGAAGTCTCTCAAGGCTGGCATCATGGACATCGTGGCCGCCAACTTTGATGCCATCAAAAATGAGAATCCGTTCAACAGCTCCAAGGCAGTTGGCACGATGACACTCGGCAACAACCTGACCGGCACCTCGCAGATCAGCTACACCGACAATCCCATCCTGCGCAGCTTCTTCAGCCCGCATTTGTACAACATCTTCCGCATCATCCCGACTGCCACCGGCAACGTCACCTTCCCCCGCGGGAATGCCGCCATCGGCGAAGGTTCGTTCGGTACCCAAACGGAAGGTTCTGCCAAGGCACAAGTCGATTACGATGTGACGATGGTGAACACCTCCGTTCCGTTCGTAGCCGGTTACGCCAAGGTGAGCCGTCAGATGCTGCAAGACCTTCCCTTCCTGCAGGCATACCTCTCCCAGAGCCTTCTTGAAGATTGGAACCGTGCCATCAACAACAGCTTCATGAGCACGATCACTGCATCTGCCACCGCCGGCAGCACCTCTGCCACTCCGGTCGCTGAAAGGATCATCGATTACACTGCGCAGCACCTGGCTCTCGGCCTCGGTCAGCCCAATGTGATCCTGACCACGCATGCAGTGTGGGCATCTGTTCTGAAGACGCAGCCGACCAATGGCAGCTACGGCGTACCGGGTGGCATCACCATCGGCGCACAAGGCGAGACTCGCATCGTGGGCATTCCTCTGGTTCCTCACTCTCAAATTGTGAGCGGCAAGATCTATGTCATGAACACTGATGCGTTCGCAATCGCCCAGGCTTCCGGCCTCGCTGTTCGCTCTACGGAGACCGATCAGGATGACTTCGTGAAGAACCTGGTGACTTACCGTGCTGAAGCCCGTGTTGCTCTGCTTTCCTTCCAGCCTACCGCTGCGATCTACGGAAGCGCGAGCTAATCTGTACCTCTGATAAATACAAGGGAGTGGAGCCATGTGCTTCGCTCCCTTCTTTGCTTAACACACAAACACACACCATGCCCATCGGCTCATACTCTTCCTTCAGAGACATCATGCGTCAGGTACTGATGCACAATCCCAAGACCATCCTTGACCTCGGCGTGGGGCATGGCATCAATGGTGCCGGCATCCGAAATTGGCTCAATGTCGGGGTGGTCGATAATTACAAGGATACATTCATAATGGGTGTTGAAGGGTTCAGCGAGTATGAATCGCCATTATGGAAGTGTTACGATATGGTCTATTTATCGACCATTCAAGAATTTCTCGCAGCAAGAGAGCAAGGATTCGACTGCGTGCTTATGACGGATGTCCTTGAGCATTTCGAGAAGGACGAAGGCAATGCAGTAATCAGCAATATCATCAACTATATGCTCAATCCCGGCGGCATCCTCCTGATCAGCACGCCGGCGGTCTGGATCGAGCAGGGCGCAGCCTACGGCAACGAGCTTGAGACTCATCGCAGCCTTTGGCACTTCACTGACTTCATCGGCATGCAGGGCGTGGAGATCATCAAAGATGGCCGTGAGGATGATATGGGGTATATGATGCTCGTGGTCAAAATTACCAAGCTATGAAGCTGCTCAACTCAATCCACCTCTATCCACCGCAACACACATGCGGCGCGGAGTACATGGCACATTGGATCAATAAGGACATCAAATCAAATGGCGGGGATGTTCGTGTCTTACTGCATCAAGCCAATCACTACCGCATCAACTCGATGTACACCTACGATGGCATTGATGTCTTCCCGCCGGAGGAGATGATCATCGAGCGACTGCTGACATGGTCGGATGCCATCATGACGCATTTGGACTACACCGATTGGACAATCGGCATTGCACAAGTATTCAAGCGTCCTCTCTTCCACCTCATCCACAACACGAGCACATACAACCGCATCGTGTGGGCGGACAGCCCGCAATACATCATTTACAACAGCGAATGGGCGAAGGAGCAATTAAATTATGACCATCCGAGCATTGTGGTGACTCCTCCATGTGATTGGCGGCACTACGACACAAACATCGACCCATCATACAACGAAGCCATCACCTTGATCAACCTGGACGAGAACAAGGGCGGTCACATCCTTCGAAAGATCGCCGAAGCACTCCCTCACCGCAAGTTCATCGGGGTGATGGGCAGTTACTCCGAGCCGGCAGATAAAGGCCAGCACACTAACCAACCGCCGAACGTGACCGTGTTGCCAAAGACACCACACATCAAAGAGGTGTATGCGAAGACCCGCATCCTAATCATGCCGTCAAAATACGAATCATGGGGGAGGACGGCCACGGAGGCGATGTGTTCAGGCATCCCGGTCATAAGCTCTGGTACTCCGGGACTTCGGGAGAATTGTGGCAAGGCAGGGCTTTACTTTGACAGAGAAGAAGTAAAGCTATGGGTTGACGCAATCGAGAAATTATTCCAGCCAAAAGCCTACGAGAAAGCGAGCAAGGCGGCCAAGATTCGCAGCCGTGAGCTTGACCCGATGGCATCCTTGGAGAGACTTCGTAACTTTATGCGTCAGTCGATCGCTGACCATAAACGACAAGCATGAACCTCCTCATAGATACAGAGATAGTGCAGGACTACACGACCGAGCCGGTAAGTGTGGCAGAGGCAAAGACATACATGAAAATAGCGTTCAGCGATGATGACACGCTCATCGGTTCGCTGATCAAGAACGCACGCATCTGGCATGAGAACTACACCGGCCGGAACTACGGCACGAGGCAACTGCATCTCACAATCGAAATGACTGCCGGCGAGCTTTACGAACTGCCGGGGCCGGTGCAGTCGATTGACATGGTGATGATGGACGGGTGCGCCACGACTGATTTTAAGGCTTATGGAGCGAATGGCGCACAGATATCGGTCTATCACTCCGGCATATACGAGATATGGCTCACAACGGGCTATTCTGCCGTTCCTGACGATATCAAGAATGACATTCTCTCCATCACGGCGTACACTTATCAGAACCGTGGCATTGAC